TTGTTAAAATACTTTCCATTAATATCTCCTACTTTCTTATTTCTAAAATGCTTATTCGTTTGTCGTGTTCGTTTAATTCTTCATCGTGTTTATCAACCTTGAAAGTTAGCTTTTGCGTATCTTCTGAACTTCTTTCCAAAATCTGATTTAGCAACTCAATTGATCGTGTCAGTGGCTCAACAGATTCTCTCAACGATTGAGTGTTTTCTTTCTGTATTTCTTTAGCCATTCGTTTATCTGGATCAGATACAAGCTTTTTGTATATCCATATCAACGCACCGCCAATAATGGTCAGTGTTGTGATAATTGACGTTAATCCTGTTGCTAGTCCGCTCCATTCCATATCTACCCACCTTTCTTTAAATAAATTAATTCAATATAAAAAGACCCACCCAAAATTGAGCGAATCTTCATTTTCATTTGTTTTCAGTTATCGCACAATTTTGTTCAATTCGTCAGAAACTAACACTTCTTCAACTACTATTTCTTCTTCCGAAATTATTACTTCTGCCAAATTGCTCACTCCTGTCTCTTTTTTTTATTTCCAACGACCTATTGCCATCAATCGAACTCTAACAGAATCAGAACTAATAAATGTGTTACTTCCGGTAGCATAAATTCGTGCGAGTACAATACCGTCAGAAGCGTTGCTACCAACATTTAATACAGCACTATTCAACTTGTCTGCCAATTGAGCAGCATCTTTTGAACCAGTAACTGTCGCTGTATATTCTCCAACAAAAGTAGTTGGTAGTTTCCAAGAAACCGATAACCGTAAGGATGAATCATAGGTTGAAGTTAGAGCATCGCTGTAAGCAATTACGGTACCATCACCATATTTGATAAATCTTCCGTTTGCATTACTTCCGCTTTCTACTACACCTACCTCTTTGAAATTAGCGTTTATTACTTCCGCTGCATTGCTCATGCCTTTTGTGATTTCAGTTAATGCCATTTATATCACTCCTAATTTAATTTGCATTGATTTGATACCTTCTGTTAAATTAATGTTTTTTGCAGATACAGCTTCAACAACTGGATTAGTCATGGTGTAATCAATTGGTACTTTAATTTGAACTTGATTTCTACTTAAATGCTTCACTTTAATTGATATCGTTTCTGGTGCGCTACCGTCGAAACTAATACCCGCTGGTTGCATATCCAATCCAACTGTACCTAGCCCATATTCCCAATAAAGAGCCATCACGTTTGGATAATCACATAAATTATGAGTGATGGTTAAGATGTCCTCACTTGCTGTCAATAGGTTGAGTTGGTTCTGTAGATTTCCTGCTTGATTAGTATCTAACTGATTTTGTAGATTAGTTAGCCATGTTTGAAATGTTGTTTGTTGATCTGTTAACAGTTGAGCTAAATAACTTTTATTGGTATCAGCAGAACTACTAAATTCATTGAAAGTGTTCTGCAACATACTATTGTATTTTGATTCTAAACCACTAACTGAAACTTCTTCATATGGACTAGAATAGCCACAAGCTACTTCATCTGATCGTTTATCGTTAATGTTCTCTGCAAATATGTTTACTGTATTTTTCCCAATTCCAACGGTGGCTAGCTGTAGTTCCCAAATTAAATCGGTTCGCTCAACATCTATATTACCTTGTTTATAGGCAATAATTATTTCTCTTGCACTAACGTCATGTCTGATAACCACGCTATCTATTCTATCTTGAGTACTACTTGCTACGGGTACTTGCAAAGCAAAATCTTCGGTATTTTGGTATTGATACCCATTTATTATGGACGCTCCACTTGATACAACAAGTCTCATGCCGCCTCCAGGTGAAGATTTTACTCGCAATGCCTCTCCTACCATTAGCGCAACGCCATTACTAAATAAATTTTTATAAAAATTAGCGAAATCTGTATGATTAGAGCCTCTATCGCCATCTACAGATAGCATAGGGAATGACCATTGTGTCATTTAAATACCTACTTTCTTTTTAAAATATCAAATACTGTTGGGGACTCTTTGCCAAATACAGGATCAATGTAAAAACCTTTTTCATCCCATGTTTTTTTTACAGAAGTGAGCTGAGTAGTATATTTCAGATTAAACAACTCGCTTTTTACAGAAACTCTATCACCCAAATGATAATCTACTCCATATTTGAATAAACTATCTCTCGTGTTTATAGAGCCTGTTAATTGCATTATTTTTTGTTGTTCTGTTAATTTACTTCTGCCCCTCTCTCTTAATAACTCTAAGTATTGATCGTTTGTATAACTAATTTCGTCTGTAATCTGTTGCAAATCTTTTGCATCCACATAAATTTCTTTTCTGTTTATACCTTTTAGATCACTGTTTACAATCACTCTTTTTCTTGCTGATCCTTCGCCTTCGCCAAAAACATAAACGACAGTAGCTTCATCAAAATTATTATTCTCATACGATTCATCTAAAAGATTCTCGTTTTTAAAACTAAATTCTACATTACTAGATACATCTTTGCCTTTTGAAAATGTAATAACGCTTGACGGTTTATAAATCGTTTTTGGAACTTCTGAAAATCCAAAATCATTCGTTTCTGCTAAATCACTAATTTCTTTTAATGTACTACCGTAACTATTTTGATAACGAATAGAGGAAGAACTAAATTCTGATAATGGATTCAACGACAAAAAACTAATTGGATTGCTTCCACCTATTACGAAAGTATTCATTAAATTATATGCAATTGTTTCAGGTTTAGCTTGCTGGTTAAAATTAGTAGCAATAATTCTGCTATCCGCTTTTTGGGCTAAACTATTACCTTCAATTAGCAATTGTTCTAGTCCGTCGCTGGTTACCTTATCAACGTAGTAATATGTTCCATCAATAAGTAAGCAAGTTTCCGGAACAATTAATTCTACTAGCTTTTTTTTAAGTGGCAAAGTTAAACTAAAGTCATTTGCTCTAAACCAATTCAATGTTTCTGTCAAATTTTTGAATGAATCTATAATATCTACAGACTCATAATTAAAATAATCATCAACTGGATTAAATACTTCAATTTCCATTGATTAAACCCCCAACACAAGTGGCTTGAAGCTAGTATCAACCAACGTCGCATTTGTACCGCTATCGGCTTGTATTTGTAAATAATTAGAACCTTTTTTTAGCGTTAGAAATGTACTGTCCTGCATTCTATCCGGCATTGCATTAGTGATTACACCAAGATTAGTTTTAACGACTTCTTTTGATCCTTTTATTGTATTAATTTTAAACTCTGTGTCTGGAGTGAAAGACCCTTCAAATCCAAAATACTCTTGTGTTAATACGTTATATATTCTTGGATTTACAACGGTTCCTACAAATCGCATATAAAATATTACTCCAACTTCAACATCACCATTATTTTTAATTTCAATTATGTCTCCACTTTTTATTGTTGCAAATTCAAATTCATTAGTAATAAATAACGGAAACTCAAATTTATTAACTATAGTGGAAAGAGAAATTAGTGAATCATAAAATGAAGAATCACTCCAATGAGGATCTAACGCTAACCATGTGATCCTAAAATCTTGTGTTCTAACTTCGAATTCGTGTTCTACAAATGTTAAAATTTCTGGTATTACATCTATTTCATAACTGCCTATATCATTTTCATAAATCAATATACCAGCAAGACTATGGTTTAATACGCTTATCATTTTTTTGCGTAATTGATAAAATCCTTCTAAATCATCACCAATTACAGTTCCTTCGATAGACGCATTTCTTACTCCTAAATTTTTAGATAGCAATGATTCTCCATCTTGGCCATTGTTACGAAAAGTATTTATATTTGTATCTACTGAATCAAAGCCTTCTTTTTTTTCATAATAAAAAGGAGCTTTGTCCCAAAAAACAAGCTCCTCACCTTCAGAATTACGATATGTTATTTTTTCAGGCAAATTCATCACCCCTTCATTATTTCGTAGGCAGCCTTTTGGTAATTAATTTTTGATAGTCTGGCTGTTTCTCTTGCATCTAAGTTGTTTCCATAAATTTCCTGATGTACTGTAACGCCACCAGCCATAGTCTTAGCTATCCCGCGTCCAATTGCACCAAGTGTCTCATCATTCAAAGGTAGTGCTGCTTCTGGACCTGCTTCACCTATTCCTTGTAATTGTCCTCCGCTAGCTCCAAAAATAGTTGGCTGATTAAATATGCCACCTCTTGCATTCCATTTTACAGATAACTTAGGTACACCATCTTTAATCCAGTCCATAGGATTTTTAGAACCGCTAACACTGAATTTAGGCATTTTTATTGAAGGTAAATCCCAATTAAAGTTGAAAAAACCTTTCATTTTTTCAATTGCCGTTTTCATTGCATCTTTTGCTTTATTTATTGGATTCATGATTGCATCTTTAACGTTTCCAAAAATTGTTGTTACAGAATCCTTCAAACTATTAAACTTGCTAACTGCTCCATCTTTCAAATCTGCCACTTTATTTACAAATCCAGTTTTTATTTCATTTGCTTTATTCACGACATTATTTTTTAAAGATGAAATCGTATCAGAAGCTTTATTTTTTAACTCATTAAATTTATTAACAACTCCGTCTTTAATTTCAGCAGATTTGTTTACAAATCCTTCTTTAAGTTCAGTGACTTTATTTATAGCAGCATCTTTAAATGATTGGATAATTTCTGACCCTTTTGCTTTTAATTCATTAAATTTTTCAACTGTATTATCTTTCATTTCATTAAATTTTCCAACAACTGCATCTTTCATATTCCCAGCTGCTTCACCTAACCATGTTGTAAATTGACTCCATTTTTCAGAAAACCAATCTGTTATGGCTCCCCAGTTTTTAATAATAGCAATGATTCCAGAAATTACTCCAACAACTGCAATGATTATCGCAATCACTACAATCATTCCAGAACCGAACAAAGCAAAAGCCGCTGCTACAGTTGCTATAATTGGAGATAAAATTATCAATATTGCAGTAATACTGCCGAAACTAGTTAGGAATGTTTGAACTGGTTCTGATAAATTAGTGAACCAATTATAAACTGTTTCAACTGCAGAAATAATTTTAGGCAATGTCTCAATTGCAAATTCAACTAATT